GGCAGCGACGGTGATTACTCGCTCTCGGATGCCCTGAAGCGGGAAGCTCGGCGGTCCGTCCTCAAAGGGTGGTCTTTGCCCTCGGAATCTGAGAATTCCCGGCTACAGGCTGCTGATCGACTGTTGCAGCAAGGTGCGGAGCTGCCCAATAGCGTCGAGCAGCAGGCTCAGCGGGCCGTGCGCCTCGGACACTTCTCGTCACGGACTGTGCCAAAGCCGTAGGATTACAACAACCGATGAATTGGAGCAGCCATGGCCGATGACGACACCGACACTGGCACAGATCAAGATGCGGCAACCGGCAGTGACGACTGGACACCTCCCAGCCGCGAGGAAGTAGACAAGCTCCATAAAGCCCTGGCCAAGGCCAACGCAGAGGCCAAGCAGCGGCGTGAGCAGCTCCAAGCAGCCCAGCGGCAGACTGAGGACGACACCGGCAAGGCCGTTCGTGAGGCCCAGGAGGCAGCTGAAAAGCGGCTCAAGCCCGTTGCCGTCCGGGCAGCTGCCAAGGCTGCGTTCCTAGAGGCTGGGCTGCAGGGCGGCTCGGATCGGGTGACCAAGATGGCCAAGCTGCTGGACCTCGACGCCCTTGAGATCGATGACGATGGCGAGGTGACCGGCCTGGCCGAGCAGGTTGCCGCGGTCAAGGAGGACTATCCGGAACTCTTCACCGCTGAGAAGCAGACCCGCGCGCCCCGGGTCTCCGCCAGCGACAGGCCTGGCACCAACGGCCGGACACAGAGCACAGGCGAGAAGATCGCAGCCATGGTCTTGGGGCAATGACTACGCTGGTAGAGGCCACTGAGGTTGCCGCGTTGATCGTGGGAGTTGGCGGCGCGGCCACGGTGGTGCAAAAGGGGGTGAAAGCATTGCGTAGATTGAGCAGGGTGGCAGACGGCATCCTCGGAGACGGCAGCAAAGAGCACCCCGGCGTTGTGGCAGGCCAGGCCGAGCTGGTGGAGGCCATCGACGCGCTAAAAGCCCAGGCGACGGCTGATCTAGCCGAGGTCAAGCAGGACGTCGCGGCTGTGAAGGCGCAGACAGCCGCGATCGAGCGCAAACTAGATGATCATGTTGACACAGTGGCACCGTCGCTGCTTGCCGATGGGCAAGCTTGGGGAAACAAGCTCGACAGCGAGATTGCCGATCATGAGGACCGGATCCGTCAGCTAGAGCAGGATGATCTGAAGTAGCGGTAGAATGCAGGCAAGGCGCAGCGAGCTAGCTGTGCACGGTTAGGCGGCCAGGCGGCCGTAAGCCACAGGCGACCCGGATGGGCGCGGAGGCATCCCCCATCCGTTTAGGTCCCTGAAAGGCTCATGAGCAATGGCTCGCAATACCTATGAGGCATGGATCCCGGAAGAGTTCGGATCCAACGTCATTACAAAGGTTCGCCAGGTTTCCGCTGTTGAGAATTACGGCCAGCGGATCCCCATGGGTACCGAAACCCGCTCAACTCCCCGCTCTGGTGGTGTTGGTATCGGTATGGTGGCCAAGGGCGGCGCGTACGGCGAAGACGCCAGCACCAACGATCAGGTGATCCTGTCGGTGCAGAAGTTCGGCAAGGCCATCCGTATTGCCGAGGAAGACATCGCAGATTCGCTGGCCGACATCGTTAACACCAAGACCGTTGACTGGGCCACCGCATATGCCAAGATCCTCGATAACGCCACCTTGGCTGTCACTGCAGCGAAGGGCACAAGCGGTTGTGCGTTCGACTCCCTGTACTACCTGCTCACTCAGGCCGATGCGGCGACTGGCTACAGCGCGAACGCCAACATCACGCAGACTGCGACCGGTGCGCCGGCCATCACTTACGCCAACCTGAGCACTGTTGCAGGTCTTTACGAGACCGGTGACTACTTTGACGAGTCGGCCACGGTCGTTATCGCGCATCCCGGCTACAAGCAGCAGCTGCGAGGCGTCCTAGATAGCCAGAACCGCCCGATCTTCCAAGAGGGCAGCACTGGGGTTCCCGGTGGTGGCCAGGGCAAGACCGTAGACACGGTTTTTGGCTATCGGGTGCATTGGAGCCTGGGTGCCAAGACCTCGGCTGCTCCGACCCCAACCCCTACGGGCAACCCGTTGATGGTTTTCTGCAACGCTATGTACCTGCTGCTGGGCATCCGGTCTGGCCCAGAAACGGCGTTCATTGATGGACGCAACGGCCTTGCCGCTCTGACCGATGAGTCCATTCTCAAGATGCGTGCTCGCAGGGCTTTCGCTCCTGGCGTTGAGCAGGCGTTCAGCATTCTTGAGCAGCGGGCATAAGGCCATGGCCGACGAGAAGGTGCCGGGCGATCCGACCGAGCAGCATCCTGCCCTGGCCGGCGACAAGGCCGCTGAGGTTGACGCGCGCTCGGCTGACGGCTCTGAGGGCACAACTTTCCTCAAGACGTTCATCATGGATAGGGCTATCCCACGGGATCACTCGTGCCATAAAAACAACGCAATCCGGGTGGTCGAGGAAGCGTTGCAGCGGGGCCTTCATCCCAAAGGGCATGTTCAGCTGGCTGGTCACGAGCAATCAGAGCCTGACCGGCGGGGCAAGGTCAACACAACGTGCACCTATTCGGTAGAGGTCGAGCCGGCGGTGACGGATACCGAGGCACACAAGACCGTTACGCCCTCCTCGCATCTAAATAAGCACTCCTCGGCTGATCACTAGTGGCCGGGTGGGGTGTCTTCACTGCTCCGAAGGCACCCCACTACTTCTACGAAAGGAGGGGCAGTAAATGACGCAGACTGGTTGGGCCACGATCGCTGACGTGCTGTCCCTCACCGGCCAGGTGATAACCCAGACGCAGCTGGATCAGGCGAACGCTGTCATTGAGGTTATCGGAGGGAAGGTCTACACCCTCGCCAGTGCCCATGTCGGGACTAGGGACACCGAGTGGATGCGCCGAGCTTGTGCGTTTCAATGCGTGTGGATGGCGGCACAGCCAGATATGTATACGCGCCTAGAAATGGAAGCCATTTCCGCGACTGGCCGGCCAGTGCCTATTCGCGAGACTGCCTTAGTTCTGGCTCCTCTAGCGCGGAAGGCTCTTAGCCGGGTGTCCTGGCTTCGGAGTCGTAGCCTCCATATCCGCTCGCCATTCCAAGATGGTCTTGGTGCCGCCGTGCTGGGCGGTCCGGTTGTCGACTATGACGACATGGATGGGGGCGGCTGGTAAATGTATATCGTGGCCACCTGCACTGCGAGTGTTCTTCGTGGCGCGGGAACAGATACCTACGGTGACGTTACCGATAACTCGACGGTGGTGGCCAGCGGAATTATCGCATCGATTCGAGAGATCTCTCGCACAGTCTTTGATCCCAGCACCCAGCAGGCCCGGGTTGTGCGAGTCACTCAGGGTGTTATGCCTTCGGGCACAGACGTAGTCAACACAGACCAGATTAGAGACGACACGTACGGAGTCACTTATTTTGTGGAGGCAGTGACGCAGGACCGAGCACCTGGCTTTACTCCAGATTTGCTATTGCAGCTCAAACGCATCACCTGACCCCGTAAACGGGTCTGTTTAGCATACCTACGCTGTAGAGGCGAGGAGGTTGTACCGCATGGATATTGTTATGAATGGCGACTGGCAGTTGATTGTTGACAAGGCCAGCACTGACATGTTGCGGCGCCTCGCCGAAGCGGTGAAGAGCGACGCCAAGGCCGGATGCCCGGTAGACACAGGCAAGCTGCGGGAAAGCATTGACTCTGAGGTCGAGGGCGACACCGCGCGGATCGGCTCAAACGTCCCCTACGCCGGCTACGTCGAAGAGGGCACCCGCAAGATGGCCGCCCAGCCCTACCTCCGCCCGGCTCTCTACCGGCAGCGGGGTGTCGTATGACCACCCTGAGGGCCAACACCGAGCTGGTAGCCGTCGCCTGGCTGGCCGGCGTTACCGGGCTCAGCTCGGCCATGGTGGCGTCCACGTTGCCCCAGGATGAGACAACCTGGTCAGCTGCCGGCTTCGTCACTGTGCGGACGTCTGGGGGCTCACCGGGCATCCATGTGCCGATGCGCGCGCCGGTCGTGACGCTGGATTTCTGGGGCGTGCGGCCAAGCTCATCTAAGCCGCCATGGTTCCAAGCCAACTACCTCGCCGAACTGGTAGACGCCGGCTGCCGAGCTACAGGGGCTGGTCGGACGGTCACCCTGCCGACCAACTACCCGGCTGCGCATGTGCACTCGGCCTACTTCGTGCAGGAGCCGCGCCGGGCTTATGGGGATCAGGGCGACTACGCCCATTACATAGCGGATCTGGCGCTTTATTGGACTGATCTGTCATGACGCGTCATGCGTTGGTCGGCGCGGTTTCTGGTGAGTTGCTCAGCCACGGCGGCCGGGTGCTCGTGCATGACAACGCGGCCGAGCTTGAATTCCTGTTTCCCGGTACGAGGGTTGTGGAGCTGCCCCCGTACATCGAGGCGACGCTACCTATTACCCAGCACCCAGAGCTGGCCGCTGTCCGGTGGCCGCTGAGAAAGGATGAGTTCAGATGAAGATCCGCACCACCATGCTGCCGGACGTCGAGCTAGATGTAGACGCAGCCGAGTTCACCGACCTGTCGCGTCAGGGTTTGCTGCTCGATGATGGCCGGCCTAAGAATCTGCCAGGCAGTGTCTCACTGCCTCCCGATGTCACCAATTCACTCAGCCAGGAAGCGAGCTAAGCCATGTCCATCACTGCAACAAATCTTATTCTTGGGCCGGGAACCTTGTATAACGGCCTCTTTGGCGCCACGGAGCCCGCAGATACGGCAGTGAACACAACTCCTGCGGCATCAGCTTGGACTGATATGGGCGCAACCGATGGTGGGGTGACCCTAACCATTGACCAGAAGTACACAGAATTGACGGTAGACCAGGTGGTTGATTCACTCGGCCGCCGGCTCACTCAGCGCGAGATCCTGATTGATACGAACCTGGCTGAGCCGACGTTAGCTAACCTGTCACTGTCGATTAACGGCGGCACGGCGGCCACGGGTGCGGGCTTCTCTAGTCTTGACCCGCTGAACGTCACCTCT